AGATATACCATGAGAGATATTGGCAATCTTGAAGATAGAGTTGAGAATTTAGAGAGATTTACATCTTTAAGTTTATTAGAACTTAGCACAGAATCTTTAAGAATTGAGGATTCTCAAGGAAATAATAGGTTTAAGAGTGGAATATTTGTAGATAATTTTAATGATCAATCTCTGTCTGATAATAACTTAACGACTACTAATTCTAGTAATGGGGAACTGAGACCAACTGCATTTAGAAATACTTTACAGCAAAAATTAGTTTCATCTGTAGAGCAACCATTAAATCTATTTGATTCTGAGGAAAATTATGATCAGTTAGATCCAAATGTACAAAAAACGGGTAATGTGGTTACGTTAAAATATGATTCGGTTGATTGGTTAAATCAAAGTTTTGCTACTAGAGTTGAAAATGTAAATCCATTCCATGTTATAGAATATAACGGACTAATTCGATTAAAACCAAATAGAGATAATTGGACAAGAACTATTAGACTTGCACCTCGTATAGTTGAAAGAACGATAAGACGAGATCTGGGTGTAACAAACACGATATTTAATTTTGGAGGCCGCCTCGACTTTGATAATGATGGCGGTAATACGATTCAAATAGTAGCAAACCGAATAAGAAGAAGTACAAGTACCAATGTCAATACAGTTCTTGTTTCTTCGGGAGATGAAAAATATATTCGATCTAGAAACGTTTCTTTCTTTGGAACATTATTCAGACCTCTTGCAAGACACTATCAATTCTTAGATAATCACAGTAATTTAGATTTTATTCCAAAACTAATTGAAATTGCAAACTCTAACACTCTAGACAATTATGGTTCTTCTAATGGTGCCTTCCAAAAAGGAGAAACAGTAAGAGTTTATAATGGTGGAAATAGGATAGGAACATTTAGACTGGCAGCATCAAATCATAAAGAAGGAAACTTTAATTCTCCATCACTTACTTACACCACAAATCCATATGTAACATCGGAATCTATACCATCTGGATATAGTCAATCATCCAAAACAATAAATATCGACTTAAATGCTCTGTCATCAGAAGCACAAGGCAGTTTTAGTGGATATTTTGAGAAAGGTGCAAAAATTGTTGGACAAACTAGTGGTGCAATTGCTTATGTAAAAGATTTGAAACTTATTTCTGATATCAATGGTACATTATTTGGATCATTCTTTATTAAAAATCCACACGTAAATCCAGCACCAAATCCAAGAATTTTTACAGGAAAGAAAACATTTAGATTAAGTAGCAGCTCTACCAATCAAACTCCATTACCAGGTAGTAAATTAATCTCTGCTGGTGATACAACTTATACAGCAAGAGGTATATTCCGTGAATTGCGGAGAGTAACTACTATAACTACAACTATAACTTCATCTGCAACAAGAATAATTACTGAGACAGATACAGGTGATCCTCTGGCACAAACTTTCACTGTTGGTAAAGATATTGAGGCACCTGATTTTAGTGGTGACAATGATGATGATAATGGAGTATTCCTAACAGAAGTAGATTTATTCTTTGCATCAAAACCAGCTGGTAATGAACCTGTTACGGTTGAGATAAGATTAGTCGAACTTGGAATACCAACTTTAACTAAAATTGGTGAAGCAAAAACTTTATCTCCTGATAATATCTTTACTTCAGCAGATGCAGAAACTCCAACAAGAGTAACATTTGATCAACCAATTTATCTTCCTCCCGGTCAAGAATATGCGTTAGTTTTACTTGCACCAAATTCAGATCAATATGAAGTTTGGACTGCAACGATGGGAGAAAAAACCATTGGCACTAAAGATCTTCCAAATTCTCAAGCAATAAAATATTCTAGACAATTTGCGATAGGAAGTTTATTTAAATCACAGAATGGTTCAACATGGACACCATCTCAAGAATCTGATCTCAAATTTAAACTTTACAAAGCAAAATTCACTGCAAATACGGGTATTGCACATTTTGGAAATCCACCACTTGATTCAAGTAATGGATATATTCCTACACTCCAAGAAAATGCAATTACAGCATTACCAAAAAATGTAACTCTTGGTATTACTACAATTACTTCTAGTGATCCTTTAGTGAATATTTTGACTGCTGGTAGAAGAATTACCGGTGTAGGAAATAGTTTTGGTACTATTGTTTCTACAGGAAGTAGTGTTACTGGTGTTACAGAAACTGTTGCTGGTTTGGGATATGAGACCGGAACAAGAAATACATCTAATATTTTTGGTTCTGGTAGTGGGTTAACAGTCAATATCAGTGGTGTTGGTGCTGGTGGAACTATTACTGGAATATCAGTTGTTAACGAAGGAACTGGATATCGAAGTGGTGACATTGTTTCTATTACGAATGCATCCGGTCAGGTTGGTAGAGATGCAGTTATTACAGTTACTGCTAGTAGTAATATCGATACCTTATATCTAACAAATGTTCAGGGATCTATACCAGTTGGTGACTTAAAATATGTTGGTTTAGGAAATACTGTAGTTCCTACATCTAGTGATGTATTAACTTCAACAGGAGATGGTGGCATTTTCTCCGGTAATTATTTGCAGGTAGAACATTTTAATCATGGAATGTATGCAAACAATAATAAATTGATATTGAATGATATTATATCTGATACGACACCAACAATATTAACAGAACAACTTTCTGCTACAACCAGTGGTTCTGGAACAATTCAAGTTGAAGATTCTTCCATATTTGAAACTTTTGAAGGTCAAGGTGTTAATTCTACAAATATTGGATATGCCAAGATTGGAGATGAAGTCATTGGATATAGCACCGCAACTTCAAATCTGTTAACTATTACTACTAGAGGAATTGAGGGAGTCGTAGAAACTCACGAAATAGGTGATCAAATAATGAAATATGAGTTTAACGGAATTTCCCTTAGAAGAATTAATGGAATAGTTTACGATATTTCTGATACTGGAATTGAAAGTGATTCATACTTTATTGAAGTTGATAGATCGGCAACATCAACTATTGAAGGAAAGGCAATAGGACTGAATAGAGCAACAGATGGTACATATCCACAAGTATCATTTGGAACTGAATTAATTGGTGGTGGCACTAAAATCAAGGCATCCGAAAATATTATGTTCAATAGAATTAATCCTAGGTTTAATATAATATCTCCAGGGAAAGAAACTTCAGTGTCTTCAAATATTAGAACTACAACAGGAACAAGTATTAGTGGAAGTGAAGTTTCTTTCAACCTTCAAAATACTATAGAACCTGTAATTCCAAATCAAGAAAATGACTTAAGTTCTGTGCGTATAGTTTGTTCTAGAGCAAATGAATTAAATCAATCCACATTTAACAATGTTTCTGGAAGGAGATCATTTAATTCTACAGTAACATTAAATACAACCAATGAAAATCTATCACCAATGATATTCTTAGATGATTCTGTTGTGGAATTTATTTCTGACAATATTAATAGACCCGTAACAAATTATGTTATAGATTCTTCTACAAATTCCAGAAATAATGATTCACATGAATCTGTTTATATTTCCAATTTAATAAGTCTGGCAAAACCCGCATCATCTCTCAAAGTTATATTAGATGCATATAGACCAGATCCTGCAGATATTAGAGTTCTCTATAGTTTGGTTAGAGAAGATTCTACTGGAGTTGAACAAGAATTTGAACTCTTCCCAGGATTTAATAATCTTGAGTCAACTTCTGAAGGATCTTTAAAGGTTATTAATTCCTCATTAAATGATGGAAGACCTGATATTAGAGTTCCGGCAAGTGAAAAAAATCAATATTTGGAATATGAATTTACAGCAAACGATTTGGGTGATTTTAGTGGATATCAAATTAAAGTCGTTATGTCATCAACGGATCAAGCAAATTATCCAATAATTAGAAACTTTAGAACTATAGCATTAAAATGACAAGATTAATAAAGGTTAAGGATCATCCTCATCTTTATCGAGATGAGGATACTGGGGCAATAGTGAGTCATGATACTTCTGGATATAATCAAAGACTTGCATCTATGGAAAGACAAAAGTCTCAAAAAGAAGAGTTGGATGAAATGAAGAAAGATATTGATGAAATAAAGACTTTACTTAAACAATTTATTTTAAATAACTAGCCTAAACAAATAATATAAATAGCTAGAGGTATATTATCATCATAAAATAATGGCCGTTTATGTATCCAATATTGTGATCGAGCAAGGATTTGATTTTGATACATCTTTTCAATTAGAGGATACTAGAACAAATTCTAGTTTAAATTTAACTGGATCAACAGTTTCTGGGCAACTGAGAAAACATTATTCGTCATCTACGTCAGTATCTTTTGGATCTACTGTAACATCTGCTGATTTGGGAATTTTGTCAATCAGTCTAACAGGCACACAATCATTATCCTTGAAACCTGGTAGATATGTATATGATCTAAAAATAACTTCAGCTAACGGTAAAGAGTATAAAGCCGTGGAAGGATCAGCATTAGTAAGAGCAGGAGTAAGTAGGTAAATGCCCAACATAAACGATAGAATTGGTTCTCAGAACGTAATTCGTGTATTATCAAATGCTTCTGCACCACCAACACGATTAATCAATTTAACTGATGTAAACTCATCTTTAAAAACAAAAGATGGTTTAATTTTAGTTTGGGATGTTTCTACCGAAACATTCTTTATGACGGATACTATTGATTCGTCATCTTTGAATATTACTGGTATCGCAACATTTTCAAATACCACTCAATCAATTTCTCCTACAACAGGTGCATTAATTGTTAAGGGTGGTCTTGGAATTGAAAAACAAGTTCATCTTGGTCAAGGTATTACTATTGCGGGAATTTCAACCTTTGCATCTGATTTAGATATTAATGCAGCCGTTGATATTTTAAACGGATTAAATGTTGCAGGAATTACTACATTAGCATCATCTGGTGGTATTACGACTACTGGTGGTGATCTTTACGTCGGTGGAGATCTTTATGTTGCTGATGACATAGTATATGATGAGGCAACAGCAAGAAATTGGAATATAAGTGGAATTGCCACAGTAGGAGTACTACTTGACGTAAATGGATCAATAGATGTAGATGGTATTGCAGAATTTGATTTAGTTAATGTTTCCGAAACTTTAAATGTTGTTGGAATTACTACCTTAGCATCTGCTGGTGGTATTACGACTACTGGTGGTGATCTTTACGTTGGTGGAGATCTTTATGTTGCTGATGATTTAACTTTTGATGAACTCACTGCACGTAATGCTAATATCACTGGTATTACAACAATAGGACAACTGGGAGTTACTAATCTAACAACATTGAATGAATTGAGAGTAACTGGATTATCAACATTTGTAGGAATATCAACTTTCCAAAATAATGTTTTTGTTGCAGGAACACTTGAAGCCGGACTTATTGATGGAGGAGAATACTGATGGCAAAACCAACTACTAGAGAAGAACTTAAAGATTATTGTTTAAGACAACTTGGTGCACCTGTTCTTGAAATTAATGTAGCAGACGAGCAAGTTGATGATCTATTAGATGATACAATTCAGTATTTTAATGAAAGACATTTTGATGGTGTAGAAAAAACATATTTAAAATATAAAATTTCTCAAGAAGATATTGATAGAGGAAGAGGTGCTGGGGGTGGAACCGTTGGTGTAACTACGACTGGTGTCGGAATTGTTACTACTACAGGAACATCAACAAATATTTCAGGTTTGGGCACGGTTACTTCCAATTTTTACGAAACATCAAATTTTATTCAAGTTCCAGACTCAGTTATTGGTATTGAAAAAATATTTAAATTTGATACTAGTAGTATTTCTGGAGGAATGTTTAGTATCAAGTATCAGTTATTCTTGAACGATTTATATTATTTCAACTCTGTTGAACTGTTGCAATATGCAATGACTAAGACTTATCTTGAAGACATTGATATGTTGCTAACAACTGATAAACAAGTTAGATTTAATCAAAGACAAAATAGATTATATCTTGATATTAATTGGGGATCGCAAACAGTAGATAACTACTTAGTTATAGAGTGTTACAGAGCACTAGACCCTGAGAGTTTTTCAAAAATATATAATGATAGTTTTGTTAAGAGATATTTGACAGCAGCAATTAAAAAGCAGTGGGGGCAGAATTTAATTAAATTCCAAGGTGTAAAACTTCCGGGTGGACTTGAACTAAATGGAAGAGCAATTTATGAGGATGGTCAAAGAGAATTGGATGAAATAAGACAGAGAATGACATCGGATTACGAATTACCACCTATGGACCTGATTGGGTAATACTCATGACATTAAATCCGTTTTTTCTACAAGGATCTCCCAGTGAACAGTTTCTCGTTCAGGATTTAATAAATGAACATTTGAAAATGTTCGGAGTTGAAGTTTATTATTTGCCAAGAAAAATATTTAAAACCGATGATATTATTCGTGAGATTCAGTCATCAAAGTTTGATGATGTTTTTTTACTTGAAGCATATATTAATAACTTTGATGGATATGCTCCTGATAGTGACATAATGACCAAGTTCGGTTTAAGATTAAAAAATGAAATAAGTTTGACAGTATCCAGAGAAAGATATGAAGAATTTATTGCACCATTTTTGGAAGGAATTAGTTCCGGAATTAGAGAAGGTTTGATTACAGAATATGATTTTGCAGATTTAATTAC